TAAAAATAATAAAAATTATTTCCAAAAATATAATGTAGAAAAAAAAGAACAACAACAAATATATTATCAAGAAAGAAATATAAATAATAAAGAATATTATCAACAATATAAAGAAGAAAATAAAGAACGTATTAAAAAATACAGTAAAGAACGATATAAGACTGATATAAAATATAAGTTAACTATTATATTAAGATCTCATTTATATCGTTTAGTTACTAAAACAAATAAAAATAAATCAAATTCGGCTAAAAATTTATTAGGATGTAATTTAGATGAATTTAAACAACATTTAGAAAAGCAATTCAAACCAGAAATGACTTGGAATAATTACGGAAAAGTATGGGAAATTGACCATATTATACCTTGTTTTTCATTTAATTTAGAAGATAAAGAACAACAAAAACAATGTTTTCATTATACTAATATGAGACCTTTGTTTAAAACAACAGAAAAGGCAAAATCTTTTGGTTATCTTAATGAAATAGGAAATCAAAATAGATCTAAAACAAAATAATATGGCTCAAGAGATAAAAATTGGACAAACATATGAAATAGTATCAAATCATGTTAGACATGGTTTTCAAATAGGTGATAAAGTAAAAATATGTAGAAAAGATGCTAGAACTTATGTAGCAGAAAGTGTTTTAGATAAAGATAAGTGGTGGTTTGTTGTTCAAGGAGATTTAAAAGAAATCAAAACAAATAGTGAAGTAAAGAATAAAATAAATATAGGAGACAGGGTAGAAGTTATATCTTCTAAACACGTTCAACATTGGTTAGAAATACCACAAATAGTTGAAGTATTATATGTTAGTAAATATATAACAGTAAAAGGAAAACATAAAGATTCTAATGTGATTATATTTCAAGGGGTATCTATAGAAGATATCAAATTAATAAAAAATAAAACAAATAAAATGACACAAACACCAACACAAAAAATTGAGCAAGTAGCTAAAGATTTAGCTGTAGCTAACAACACAGTAACAACGTTAGAAATTAAAACGGAATTACGTAAACGTTATCCAAACGAAAAATGGTATCAAAGTGATATTTCTGATGTTATGGATGATTTAAATAGCGAAAGTAAATTTAGTTATACTGATAATGGTACTTTTAGAGTATATTCATTAGTATTAAAACCAAAAACAACAACATCTGTATTAAAAACAACAACAACAAAAAATATGTCAACAACACAACCTAAAACAGTAACATCAAAAGATGTAAAGAAAATTTCAAGAACTAAAGCTCTTGATTTAATTAAAGAAACAAATGGTAAATTCTTTGGAGTAACATTTACTAAGAAAGATAATACTGAAAGAAAAATGAGATGTAGAACATATCAAGATTCAAAACCTAGTGTTTTAGGTTATGTATTAGTAGTAGATACTGAAGAAGCTAAACCAAAAAGTTTAAATCTACAGACTATTTCTGAATTAAGAATGAATAAAAAGGTATATAAAATATCTTAACCCTAAGTTGTAGGTGGCGGAATTGGATAGACGCTACATCATATATTAGTAGAGGAGACATAAATGCTTCATATATGGTATATCTCATGCAGGTTCGAATCCTGTCCTACAACCAAATTTTAAAAGGCAAAATAAAGTTTATATATTATCAATATGGAAAAAAGAAAAGAACATAGTATTTGGGTAGAAAGATTTAGACCTCAAACACTAAAAGATTACATTTGTAATGCAGAATTAAAAGAAACATTCCAAAAATGGATAGATACAAATGATATTCCGCATTGTATATTTGCTGGGCATGCTGGTATAGGTAAATCAAGTTTAGCTAAATTATTAGTTAAAAACATCAAGTGTGATTATTTATATATAAATGCTTCTGATGAAAATGGTATTGAAACAATTAGAGAAAAAGTAAAATCATTTGCTTCATCTGCTTCTTTTAATCCTTTAAAAATTGTTATTTTGGAGGAAGCTTCATTTTTAACAGGACCAGCGCAAGAAGCTCTCAAGCAGATAATCGAAGATTATTCATTTAATACTCGATTTATATTTACGTGTAATTACTTAAATAAAATAACAGAACCTATTTTATCAAGATGTAAAGGTAATATCTATAAATTCACAGAAACATCTAAAGGAGAAATTGCTAAAAGACTTACTGAAATATTAGATATAGAAAATGTATCATATGATTTACAAGATATTGTTAAATTAATTAACAGTCATTATCCTGATATTAGATCAATGATAGGAGTATTACAAGCTGATACTAAAGATAATAAATTTACTTTAATAACTTTAAATTTAGACTGGGTTGATAAAGCAATTGATGTTTTAAAAAGTAGAGATAAAAAAGCATGGTATACTATTCGTCAATTAGCTGCTGATGCTCAAGTAGAGGATTATCAACCAGTTTATCGTTATTTATTTGATAATTTAGAAAAATTTAGTTGGGGTCATGATGCTGAAATATCAGTAGTATTAGATGATCACATTTGGAGATCAGCATCTGTAGTTGATAAAGAAATTAATTTTGCAGCTGCTATTAGTAGAATATTAGATATAACTAAAAAACAAGTATTATAATGGAAAAACAATTAAATATAAGTTTAGATAAAACAACGGGAGTTCTCTGTAATAGTTGTGAGCACAATGTTTTTCAGGAAGGTGTTATATTACGTAAAGCATCTAGATTCTTAACGGGCACTACTCAAGATTCATTAATACCAATTCCAGTATTTGCTTGTGCTAAATGTGGAAATGTTAATAGTGAATTTTTACAACTACAATTAAGAAAATTAGATGAAGTGAAAGAGGAAATACCTAAAGAAGAAACTAAAATAATATCTATATCATAATGTTCTGTAAAAAATTAAAAATGAAAAAGCAAGAATTAGAACAAAAAAATGCTATGTTAGAACAGTCATTAGCATTAGCTAATCAAGCTAATTCTGATTTATTTAAAGAAATAACTAATTTAAGAGTTTTTCTTAAAAATAGTCATGATAGAATTAATGTTTTAGAAGAAGAATTGAAACGGAGAGTAGCACAAGATCAAGCTAGTAAACAATTTAATGATAGAGAAAAATACTATTAATTTTAATCACAACTTATATGTAATAATATATTTTCTATGAAATTTATATATTTATTACCAAATAATAATTATGGTAGGAATATATAAGATAACAAGTCCAAGTGGAAAAATTTATATAGGTCAAAGCATTAATATAGAAAAAACATGGAAATATAGATATAAAAATTTAAACGCTTGTAAACGTCAAACCATATTATATAATTCTTTAAAAAAACATGGTTATGAAAATCATACTTTTGAAGTAATTGAGGAATGTAATGAATATAAATTACTAGAACGTGAAACTTATTGGAAAGAATATTACAAAGTTTTAGAAATACCTAGTTTATGTTGTAGAATGGATGGGAGAGGAGGTAAATTAAGTGAAGAAACTAAACAAAAAATAAGCAAAGCTAATAAAGGAAAAACAGGAAAATATTTAAGAAACAATGAATTAAGAAACAATGTTAGTAAATATAAAAGTAAACCTATATATCAATTTTCTTTAGAAGGGGTTTTAATAAATAAATGGGATTCTATAAGCTCGGCTGAAAAAATATTAGGGACAGGTTTAAAAAGTAATTTAAAAAAAGAAACAAAAACATCTAAAGGATATGTTTGGAGTTATAAAAATGAATTTCCAGGATTTATAAAAATTCATGGAAATAATTCAAAAGTTGTTCAATATGATTTAGAAGGTAATTTTATAAAAGAGTGGCTTAGTATGATGGATATACAACGAGAATTAGGATATCCTAACTCTAATATAAGTGCTGTTTGTAGAGGAAAACAAAAAACAGCTTATAGATTTATATGGAAATTTAAATAAAAATAAAAATGAGTAACCAACCCCCCATATTTCGTATATTAAAATATATAATGGTAGATAAAAAAGATTGGAAAGAATTAACTGAAGAAGAGCAAAATTCATTCAATAATTACATGGTTAACCGTTTTCTTTCAATGAATCAAGATTATGTTGAATTAGTAAATATAGTTCAAAAGAATACTTGGCAAATGAAAGCAGAACATCTTTATAATTTATATAAAGATATAATACCTAAGGGATATGTTTTTTCTAAATATATTAAATCTACTACTAAAAAAGAACATAATTGGGAACATATATTTGCTGTAATGAAATATTATGAAGTTAGTAGAAGAGAAGCTAAACAATATATAGAATTACTATCTAAGAAAGAAGTTGAAAAAATCGTCAAACAGATAAATGGAAAATAAAAAGTATATTTGTCACAGTGGAGGATGTTCTGGCTCAGATATGGAGTGGGAAATTCAAGGAAGAGAATACAATATACCTACTATAGCATATTCATTTAAAGGACATATTCAAGAAGGAAAATATGCTAAAATACTCACTGAAGATGAATTATTAGAAGGATGGAAACATGTTCAACTAGTAGAAAAAAGCATAAAACGTCCTTTATATAAAATAAAACATAATACATATGTTAAAAATTTATTATGTAGAAATTGGTTTCAAGTAAAAAATGCTGATGCCATATATGCTATTGGTTCATTAGTTGAAGGAAGTGATAAATTAGTAGATGGAGGAACAGGTTGGGCTGTTCAAATGGCTATAAAAGAACGTAAACCTGTTTGGTTATTTGAACAAAATTTAAATCAATGGTTTATATATGTAAATTATGATAATAAATTTATTCCAGTAAATATTATTCCACCTTTAACAGGGAATTTTGCAGGAATAGGTACAAGAAAAATAAATGAAAATGGAAAACAAGCAATTAAAGAAATTTATAAACATAATATAAAATGTCTGAATATATAAAAATTTATACTAAAGAGAAACCTAAAATTGAAAAAATAGAAGTGTTACCTCCACCACCAGCACAATCACGTATTGTTGATTACAAACATGATGTAATTATTAAACCAGATGATGCTATTACTGTATCAGTAATGGAAGATTTAAAGTTAAGAGCTGATAGGGGTATTAAAAAATATAACACAACTCTTCAACAAAATAACAAAGATGATTTTATGAACCATCTTTATGAAGAATTACTAGATGCCGCACAATATTGTAAAAAAGAATTATCTTTTACTAAAGAAATTCAAAAAATAATTGATTCTAATCCTAACGATCAAAAATTAGGAGAAATTATTAGAAGTACTTATGGGAAGTAAATTTTAACATATTTATATGGGATAAATGTCCCCTAAATATGAATAATTATTATGTATATTTTCACAAAAATCCTATAACAAAAGAAATTTTCTATGTTGGTATTGGTAATAAAAAAAGAGCATGGAATTTTAAAAACAGAAATATTCATTGGTTAAGATATGTTGGAAAATATGGAAAACCAATAATTGAAATAATAAAAAATAATTTAAATAAAAAAGAAGCATGTCAGTTAGAAATGAAATATATTCAACTTTTAGGAAGAAAAGGGTATGATAAAAATGGAATTTTAGTAAATGTATCATTAGGAGGAGAATATGGAGCTAATGGGTATAAATGGTCTGAAGAAAGAAAAAGAAAATATAGCGAAAGAGTAAAAGAATGGATGTTACAAAATAAAGAAAGTTGGAAAGAAAAACAAAAATTAGGTTTAGAAAAAAGAAATATAGATTATTCTTTTCATAAAAAAGGAATAAAAGGTAAACCCATTAAACAATTTGATTTAAAAAACAATTATATAAATACTTTTCCTTCTGCTAAATACATTAAAGATAATTTAAAAATATCAATAGATGAAGCCTTAGCAGGAAGAGCAAAAACAGCAGGGGGTTATATTTGGGAATATGAAAAAAAAATTAAATGAAATAGAGCTACAAATACAAAAATTTATATCTCCTAATATTAATTTAAAGGATACTAAATTTGTATCGTATTCACAATTTAGTATATATCAACAATGTCCTCATAGGTATAATTTAAAACATATTGAAAAGAAAGAACCATTTATAACTAATATAAATTTAGTATTTGGAACGGCTCTTCATGAAACTTTACAAAAATATATTGAAGTAATATATGGTGAAAGTAAAACTAAAGCTAATAAAATGGATTTAGAAGCTTTATTCCATGAACGATTTAGTGAAACTTATAGAAAAGAATATGAAAATAATAAAGAACATTTCAGTACAGCCTCTCAAATGAGAGAATTTTACGATGACGGAGTAGCAATATTGGAATGGATTAAAAAGAAATGTAATGTATTATTTACTGTTCGTAATGTTAAATTACTAGGTATAGAATTACCTTTAATATCTAAAGTAGCAAATAATATATATTATAAAGCGTATATTGATTTCGCGTTATATGACGAAGATTTAAATAAAGTTTATATATATGATATTAAAACATCTACAAGAGGTTGGAAAGATGAAAAGAAAGATGATATTAAAATAGCTCAAATTCTATTGTATAAAGAATTTTTTTCAAAACAATATGGCTTTGATATCGAAAATATAGAAGTTGAATTTTTCGTTGTTAGAAGAAAGATATACGAGGATTCTGAGTTTACTATTCCAAGAGTGCAAGAATTTAAACCACCTAGTGGAAAAATAAAACGTAAACAAACTATGGATAGTTTTGATTCGTTTTTAAAAGATTGTTTTGATGAAAATGGAAAATATCAAATAAAAACATACAATAAAAATGTAGGTGAGAAAAGTTGTAAGTGGTGTCCATTCCGTGATAAACCTGATTTATGTGATAAAACAAATATATGAAAAAATTAATTATTTTAAGTTTAATAACATTATTAGCAGGAATTTTAGCTTGGTATGAAATTTATTCTTCTGTTTTTCCAAAGTAATATATATTTATATCAAAATATATTATTATGGCAAAAGAAAAAATGCAATTAACAAGTGTTAAAATCCCTGAAGACCTATTCGAAAAATTTAGAATAGCTTGTGTAAAAAACAAATTTAGTATTCAAAAATTGACAGAACGTAGTATGTATCTTTATTTAAGTTCGGATGAATTTAGAAAAGAAATTCATAATCAACTAGATACAAACTTCAGTGGAAGTGTATAACATAATACATGTATTGAATTTGATGGAGAACAACATTTTAAACCTCTTAAAAGATTTGGAGGGGAACAAAATTTTATTTATATTCAAAAAAATGATGAAATAAAAAATAAATATTGTTTAGAAAAAAACATTAAACTAATAAGAATTAAATATAATCAAAATATAATCAAAATATTAGAAAATAATTTATGGAACAAATAAAAAGCATTTCAAAGGAGAATGGTCATCGTCTTAAGAAGAAAATACTTCTTATAGGCGATGACCTTTAGCTACGTATGACAAGTGGGGTCTCTACCATTTTAAGAGAAATAGTTATAGGAACAAGTCACAAATATGATTGGGCTTGTATAGGAGGAGCAATAAATCACCCTGATCAAGGAAAACGTTTAGATTTAACAGAAGATACTAATAAACAAGCTGGAATCAATAATGCTAGTGTTATATTATATCCTTCTAATGGTTATGGTGATTTAATGTTTTTAAAACAAATAATCCAAATGGAAAAACCAGATGTATTAATGATGATGACTGATCCTCGTTATTATGTATGGTTATTTCAAGCTGAACATGAAATAAGAAAAACATTACCTATTGTTTATTTAAATATTTGGGATGATTTACCATATCCAATGTATAATAAACCTTATTATGAATCTTGTGATACTTTATTAGCAATAAGTAAACAAACAGAAAATATTAATAGAGTAGTATTAGGTCCTGAATTAGCTGCTGAAAAAGTTATTAAATATTGTCCCCACGGAGTGAATGAAAACATATTTTTTCCTATAACAACCGAACATCCTGAATATTTAGCATTACAAGAATTTAAGAAAAATTTATATAAAGGTAAAAAATATGATTTTGCTGTTTTATATAATGCTAGAAATATTCGTCGTAAATCTGTTCCTGATTTATTATTAGCTTGGAAAATATTTATAGACAAATTACCAGAAGGACAAGAACATAAATGTGCTTTAGTACTACATACACAAGTAGTAGATGAAAATGGTACTGATTTACAAGCAGTAAAAGAAATGTTATTTGGCAATAATCCAAAATATAATATAATATTTGATGAAAATAAATATCCTTCAAATGTAATGAATTTATTATATAATGCTACTGATTGTACTGCACTTATTAGTAGTAATGAAGGTTGGGGATTATCAATAACAGAAGCAATGATGTGTGGTAAACCAATTATAGCAACTGTAACAGGTGGTATGCAAGATCAAATGCGTTTTGAAGATGATGAAAAAAATTGGATTCAATTTACTGAAGATTTCGGGTCAAACCATAGAGGAAAATATAAAAGTCATGGTAGATGGGCTTATCCAGTATTTCCTTCAAATATTAGTTTAATAGGTTCTGTTCCTACACCTTATATATTTGATGATAGAGTAGATCCAGAAGATGTTGCTACACAAATAGAAAAAGTGTTTTTAATTAAAACATGCAGTAGAGATTGGGATGATATTGGAAAAAAAGCTCGTGAATGGGTAACTTCTGATGAATCGATGATGTCTGCTAGGTGGATGTGTAAGAATGTAATAGATGGGATTGATGAAACATTAGAAAAATGGCAACCAAGACATAGATTCGAATTAATACAGGTTGAAACACCAAAACAACCAAAACATTTTGTAAAAACAGTTATATCTAAATAATATGATAAAAGAATTCAAATTTTATAAAGAAGATAATAGATGGTATGTTTATCTTCCTGAATATCCTGGAGATAAATCCGATTTAGAAATGGTATGTAATGCTGATAAAATGTTAGATTTATATGCTAAAGAAAATAAAGAAGTTATATTACAAGTAGATGAAAATCATTTTTTAAATGCTGATTTATTAGAATATATAAGACCTAATTATACGTTTGGTGGAGCCTATTATTTTATGGAATCTTGTCAAGGAGATATAGTAGTAATAGCTATGTGGTTATGTGGAGTAATGAACTTTATATATGGAAATGAATTACCAAAACAAATTTATGTAAAAATTAAATAATATGAATAAACCATTATTTGTAATAAGTTGCCCTATAGATTGTTATGCTGGGTATGGAGCTCGTAGTAGAGATATTGCTAAAGCAATTATTAAATCAGAAAAATATGATGTAAAAATAATGCCACAACGTTGGGGTAATACTCCTTTCGGTTTTCTTCAATATGATAATCCTGAACATAAATTAATTCTAGATTGTTTATTAAATCAACATCAATTACCTAAACAACCAGATATTTGGATGCAAATAACAGTTCCAAATGAATTTCAACCAATAGGAAAATATAATATTGGTGTAACAGCTGGTATTGAAACTACTATATGTGATCCTAGTTGGATAGAAGGTATAAACAGAATGAATTTAACTTTAGTATCATCTGAACATGCTAAAAAAGTATTTGAAGAATCTACATTTGAACAAAGAGATAAAAATACAGATCAAGTAGTAGGAATAGTTAAATTAGAAAAAGAAATTCAAGTATTGTTTGAAGGGCTTGATACAGATATATATAAACTAACACCTTCCAATAAAAGTGAAATTAGTAATATATTAGATTCTATTGAAGAAACATTTTTATTTGAATTTACTGGTCATTGGTTACAAGGTGACTTAGGACAGGATAGAAAAGATGTTGGAATGTTAGTTAAAACATTTCTTGAAACTTTTAAAGGAAAAGGAATAAAACCGGGATTAGTTTTAAAAACATCTTCTGCTACATATTCAATAATGGATAGAGAAGAAATATTAAATAAAATAAATAAAATTCGTGAGTTTGTAGGTGATGATGGTACTTTACCAAACGTTTATTTATTACATGGTGAATTAACTGATGAAGAGATGAATGTATTTTATAATCATCCTAAAATAAAAGTTCATATTTCATTTACAAAAGGAGAAGGTTTTGGTCGTCCATTATTAGAAGCATCTGTTAGTCAAAAACCAATAATAGTACCTCAATATAGTGGATATTTAGATTTTCTTAAATATAGTATACTAATACCAGGACAATTAACACAAATACATCCATCTGCTGTTACTAAAAATATGCTTATACCTGAAAGTAGTTGGTTTACAATTAATTACGGATTAGCAGCTGAAAAAATGGTTGATGTTTATAAAAATTATAAAAATTATACTGATAATGCTAAAAAACAAGCATATCTTTCTCGTACAGAGTTTACATTAGATAAAATGAGTGAAAAATTAATTTCTATATTAGATGAGAAAGCACCTAAACCTCTTAAATTAGTTCTTCCAAAACGAATAGAATTACCAAAAATAAATAAATAAAATGAAAGAAACACTTATTATATGTAATCACTGTGGTGGAAATGCTTGTAGTGAAATATCTAATGAACAAATAACAATATGGAATTGTTTTGGATGTGGTTTTACAAGTAATTCAACATTAACAGAAGAAAAAGTTATTGAAATAGAAAAAACATTACCTGAACTATATAAAGACCTTAAGTTTATAGATATAAGTGGGTATGTATGGTATCCTTTATCAGTAATGATGGATGATAAAGCAATGGTATTTGCAGAAGGAACTACTATTGAAAATTGGAAATGGTCTGCTGTAAAGGCAAAAGACGGAAAAGCAGATATGTCAAGTAAATTTGAATTTGAAAGACAAGATTTCTTAGAAGCTTTGGATTATATCGGATATTTCAATATGGTTAATAAATAAAATTAACTTTGTGATCTTTTTTGTGTTCTCTATAATTTTACAATATTTATAAACGATGGGAAGAATAAAAAAATACTTAACTCCTGAAGAAAAACAAAAATCAAGAGCCGAAGCTTCCAAAAAATATTATTGGAAAAATAAAGAACAAGAAGATGCAAAATCTAAACAACGCTATTATAGGAATTTACAAAATAATAAGTCCTAGCGGAAAGATATACATTGGACAGAGTATTAATATTCATAAAAGATGGAGTGCATATAAAAATATAAAATATGTAAAACAACCTAGAATATCTAACTCTGTATTAAAATATGGTATTGAAAACCATAAATTTGAAATAATTGAAGAATGTTCATTAGAAGATTTAGATACACGAGAAACTTACTGGAAACAACATTATATAAATGTATTAGGATGGAAACAAGTTTTATTTTGTCAATTAATCGATGGAAAAGGTGGACCTAAATCTGAAGAAACTAAATTAAAAATATCTTTAATTAAAAAAGGTTCAAAATTATCTCAAGATGTTTGTATAAAAATGTCTAAATCAAAATTAGGAATATTTAAACATACACAAAAAACTAAAGAAAATATAGGTTTAAAAAATAGTAAACCTAAACCTAAAAACTTTGGTAATAAAATTAAAATAATAAATTCTAAACCAATATTACAATATGACTTAGAAGGAAACTTTATTCAAGAATGGTCTAGTATAACTGATATAAATAAACATTTAAAAATAAGTATAGGATTTATATCTGGTTGCTGTAGTGGTAAATATAGTAAGGCTAAAGGATA